GGGATTCGGAGATAGTGAAGGATAGTGAGTATATAATATTACCCGCTGGATTATATCAATTTACTGTTGAAGGATATGAAAGAGCACAACACACACCATCACCTAACAACCCTAATGCTAAATTACCAAGTTGTCCTAAGGCAATTGTATCAATAAAAATTGATGCTAATGAAGGTGAAAAAACACTCAAACATAATCTATTTTTACATAGTTCAGTAGAAGGAATGTTATCGGCTTTCTTTGGAGCTATTGGACTTAAGAAAAAAGGTGAACCATTAAAAATGGCTTGGAATCAAATTACAGGTGCTACTGGAGTGTGTAAAGTAGTAGTGAAAGATAGCAGCAATGGGAATCAATACAATGAAATTAAAGGTATGATTTACAAAGAAGATGTAGATATTACTAAAGTTTTAAATGTTTCAAATCCATTTTCAAATGAAGCTAGTCAACCTACTTTTGGTGCTAACTCACAACCCTGGAATAATGGACAAGGTGGCTTCTAAAGATGCAGCTTAGACCTTATCAAGAAGAGGCAAGGTTAAAAGTGCAAGAACAGTGGGAAGGGGGCGTTAATAAAACGCTCCTAGTACTTCCTACTGGTTGTGGTAAGACTATTGTCTTTTCAAAAATCATAGAAGATAGAGTTAAATTAGGTGAAAGAGTGTTGATTCTGGCACATAGAAGCGAACTGTTAGAACAAGCTAGCGACAAATTAAAGAAAAGTACCGGATTAAATACGGCACTTGAAAAGGCTGATAGTAGTTCGTTAGGTAGTTGGTTCAGAGTAACTGTAGGAAGCGTTCAAACTTTGCAACGTGAAAAACGACTTAAGCAATTTAGCAATGATTATTTTGATACTATCGTTATTGATGAAGCACATCATTGCATTTCTAACGGATATCAGAATGTACTTAATCATTTTGACAAAGCGAAGGTATTAGGAGTTACTGCTACTCCAGATAGAGGAGATATGAAAGACTTAGGGACTTATTTTGAAAGCTTAGCTTATGAATATAAAATAGTCGATGCTATCAAAGAGGGTTACTTAAGTAAAATTCAAAGTTTAACAATTCCATTGAATTTAGACTTGAGTGGAGTCGCTACTCAAAATGGAGATTTTAAAGCTAGTGATGTGAGTAATGCATTAGATCCTTATTTGGAACAAATAGCTGATGAAATGATTAAACATTGTAAGGATAGAAAAACGGTTGTATTTTTACCATTAGTAGCTACTAGTCAAAAGTTTAGAGATATTTTAAATTCAAAAGGATTTAAAGCTGCTGAAGTCAACGGAGAAAGTAAAGATAGAGCACAAATATTAGAAGATTTTGATAAAGATAAATACAACGTTTTATGTAATTCTATGTTACTTACTGAAGGTTGGGATTGTCCTAGCGTTGATTGTGTTATCGTGTTGAGACCAACTAAAGTGAGGGCTTTATATTCTCAAATGGTTGGACGTGGCACGAGGTTGCACCCAGGGAAAGAAAATTTACTACTTCTAGATTTTTTATGGCACGTAGAAAAACATGAATTGTGTCGTCCTGCTCATTTAATCGCTCAAAGTGAAGGAGTAGCTAAAAAAATGACTGAACTTAGTGAAAAGGAAGTAGGGTTCGCTGTTGACTTAGAGAAAGTAGAAGTTAAAGCGACTGATGAAGTAATTCAAGATAGAGAAGCTAGTTTAGCTAAACAACTTGCTGAACAAAGACGTAAAAAAGGTAAATTAGTAGACCCGTTACAATTTGAAATGAGTATTGCTGCCGAAGATTTAGCGAATTATGTTCCTAGTTTCTTAAGTGAACAAGCGCCACCTTCTAAGAAGCAAATTGAAACATTAGAGAAAATGGGAATATATGCTAGTGAAATTGAATGTTCTGGTAAAGCTAGTTTGTTAATTGAGAGAATTAATAAGAGAAGAGATGCAGGACTAGCAACACCAAAACAGATTAAATTATTAGAAAATCGTGGATTTAGAAAAGTAGGCTCTTGGAAGTTTGAAGAAGCTAACAACATGATTACAAGAATTGCAGCAAATGGCTGGAGGTTGCCAAAAGGTATTATAGCTAAAGAGTATATACCAGGATAATAAACAATTAAGAGGTGAAAATAATGGAAGAAAGAAAAATACGCAAGGGAGAGAAAATCTATTTGGTTTGTGATGATAACCCGAATATATTCCCTAATAATCAATTAGGAGTCTTTAAAACAGAAAAAGACGCACTCAATTTTGTAGGAGAGTACGTCATTTACAAAAAAATTCGTTCATATACACAATATATTAAAATAAAAGAATTGTCAATAGGTAAACCAGAATATTTTAGAGAATTAGGAGTGGAAGAGTTAGAAAATGGAAAATAAGAACAATTTATTAGAATTATTAGAGTATATCAACCCTGCTACTCTTGATTATCAAGAATGGGTTAATGTTGGTATGGCTTTAAAATACGAAGGACACACAGTACAAGAGTGGGACTTATGGTCACAAAATGATATTAGATATAAAGAGGGTGAATGCCTTAGAAAATGGAATACATTTAATGGTGCAGGTAAGCCTGTAACAGGTGGGACTATATTTCAAATGGCTGTTGATAGAGGTTATACACCACTATACATTAATTCTGAAAATTCATATGCACTAGATTGGAATGATGAAATAAAATCGGATGGTGATTATAAATTTATCGATAAAAGCTGGATAGAAGGTAAGGAAATAAAAGAACCTACTAATTGGCAACCTGTTAAGGAGTTAATAACATATATAGAAACTCTATTCGAAAGTACAGAAAATGTAGGATTTGTTACTGAAACTTATCCATTAGAAGATGGAGAAGGTAAGGTATTACACAAGCCTAAAAAGGGTGTTTACGATAGGACAGCAGGACATTTAATTGAAAAATTAAATAAATATAAAGATGATATAGGTTTTGTAATTGGAGATTACAACAAAGAAGCTGGAGCATGGATAAGATTTAACCCGTTAGATGGTAAAGGTGTTAAGAATGACAATGTAACGGAATATAGATATGCACTTGTTGAAAGTGATAAAACTAGTATTTCTCAACAAAACGCTATTATTCGTGAGTTAGAGTTGCCAGTTGCTTGTTTAGTGCATAGTGGTGGTAAGTCGGTTCACGCTATCGTTAAAATCGAAGCTAAAGATTATCAAGAATACCAAAAACGTGTTGATTATTTATATAAAGTCTGTGCTAAAAACGGCTTAGCAGTTGATACACAAAACAAGAATCCATCTAGATTAAGTAGAATGCCTGGTATTATGAGAAACGGCAAAAAACAATTTTTAATTGATACTAACATAGGTAAAAGCAGTTGGGATGAATGGTTTGAATTTATCGAAGATTTAAACGACGATTTACCCGATCCAGAGTCTTTAGAAGATTACTGGGATAATATGCCAGAATTAGCACCTGAACTTATAAAAGGAGTCCTTAGACAAGGTCATAAAATGCTTATTGCTGGACCGTCTAAAGCTGGTAAGAGTTTTGCATTAATAGAAATGGCAATAGCAATTGCTGAAGGTCATAAGTGGTTAAAATGGGAATGTGCACAAGGTAGGGTCTTATATGTGAATTTAGAGCTAGATAGAGCAAGTTGCTTACATAGATTTAAAGATGTTTACACTAAATTGGGAATACCAGTTAACAACTTAAATAACGTTGATATATGGAATTTAAGAGGTAAAACTGTTCCTATGGATAAGTTAGCACCTAAATTAATTAGAAGAGCGCACAAAAAGAATTATACAGCTGTTATTATCGACCCTATTTATAAGGTACTTACTGGAGATGAAAACAGCGCTGACCAGATGGCTCATTTTACTAACCAGTTTGACAAAGTTGCTACAGAATTAGGATGTTCAGTTATTTACTGCCACCATCACTCAAAAGGTTCACAAGGTGGTAAAAAATCAATGGATAGAGCTAGCGGTAGTGGAGTGTTTGCACGTGACCCGGATGCTTTAATAGATTTAGTTGAACTTGAAATTCCAGAACAACTGATGAAAACTCAAGTCAATAATACATTAGTTAAGTTCTACGAGGATAAAATAAGAACGCTTAACAATTATTATTACAAGAACAAAATAGGAATGGATGACCATTATAGCTATGAGAAGATGAAACATCACGCTGAGAAGAGCCTTAGCGGTTATTTACTAGATGTAAGAGCAGAAGCGAAGAGCCTTGAGGAGTCTGTAAGGCAAACTACAGCGTGGCGTGTTGAGGGTACACTTAGAGAATTTGCTAAATTTGAACCTGTTAATATGTGGTTTGCTTATCCTATTCATACTGTTGATGATGTAGGAGTTTTAGCTGATATAGAGGTTGATTCTGATAAGAATAAGTATTCAAAGGCTAAAGAAGGACGACAAAAACAAGCTAAAGAGCAACAAAAAGAAAGTATGTTAGAGTTTGAATTAGCTGTTGAGAATTGCAGTTTTGGAGAAGAACCTACTAAACAAATGGTAGCTGATTACTTAGGTATAAATGTAAAAACTATAGAACGAAGATTAGAAAATAGTAAAATATATTGGTATGATAAGAATACAAAAACTATTAAAAAACGTGAGACAGGACTTTAAAAAATATGTCGTGACTTTTTAAGAAGACAATTAAAAAATCAGTCTAGTATTTTTTAGAAAACACTATGTTTTTATAGTGTCGTCTTAGACGCCGACAACCATATATCTAAGATATATGATGGTGGATGGAGGTGACAGGGACAGTACAGGTTGGACAGTACAGGAGGTTTAAAAACCACCTCCTGTCTGTACCAACACCGTCCTGTACTCCGCGCGAAAAATGAAAAAAGAAAAAATGGAAATGGTAAAAAATTAAAATGGAGTTAAGGAAGTGGAATTGAATTATGGAATTTGAATTTTTTGTGCCTTTGAAAAAAATACCAAAGGTCACTCATCAAGATAAAATTATTTCAGTGAAAAATGGTAAGCCGATTATTTTTGATTCTCATAACTTGAAAGAAGCTAAAGAAATCTTTAAAACGGGATTGATTAGTCGTATTCCTGGTAAAATGTTAAACGCTCCTATTGGAGTTGAGTTAATATGGTGCTTTTCGTTAGAGAAAAATAAGGGGGATGGTGATTATTACACTAAAAAACCTGATGTTGATAATCTAGCAAAAGCGTTTATTGATCAGATGACTAAATTAAAATTTTGGAAAGATGATTCACATATTAGCAGCATTAAAAGTGAGAAGCGTTACAATTCAATTAGGGGTGTTTTTGTTAGAGGATATGAGTTGTGAATAACCTACAAAGAATAATGGATGAACAAAAAATAAACGATCATGAATTATATGAAAAATCAGGAGTGCATTTTAACGTTATTAAGTTAATCAGGACAGGTCAACGTAAGACTCCACGATTTTCAACATTACGAAAACTAGCAAAAGCGTTGGGATGTACAGCAAAGGAGAAGGTAAATGAAAAATGAAGATGTGTTAACTTTTATTCCTATATTACTCACTGGTTTTCTGTTGGGATGTGCACTGATGACAATTCTCTGTACATACAGACCGGACAAAATGGAAAAAGAAAACAAAGAATTGAAAATGGAAAATCATAAATTAGAACAAAAGCTATTGAAACTTTACGATGAACAAGCGGAGCTAACAAAAAAAATAGCTGAATTGAACGGAATAGGAGGATAAGAGATGTTGAAAAAAATATGGGATAACATAGAGATTATATTAATTACATTGTCAATGTTATTAGCAATGTTTACAGCGGGATTGATATTAGGTGTTTACGTTTCAAGTAATACGATTGAGGAACTTTCTAACGACAATATTGTTAAAGAAAGGACTATACAGCAACAGAAACAGAGAATAAGAGAATTACAGAAATTTAAGCAACTGAAGGAGATTTATGGGTAATGAATTATGAAGAATTACAAGTGGCAAATGACTTAGTAAAAAAAATTAAAGAAATTGATTTTCACTTAAAAATGACTGAAAGGTCTCCTGGCAATATTAGAATAAGTATAAACAGTCATGTGATTTTTTTGGATAATAAGTATAAACAAAAGGTTGATGATGCTTTAAAAGGAATTAAAGATGAACTGGTTGAAGAGTTAAATGAATTAGGTGTAGTGGAGGAATAATGATGAAACAACCAAAAGTATATATTAAGAGCTTAGATATGGTATTACCTGTAGAAGTGATTAATTACCATGAAAAAACAGTAGAAGTGTATTTTAATGATAATGCAGATAATGTACCTTATAATTTTGATGAAGTTGAATTCATTTACGGTACTGGTATTAAAGATAAAAATGGGAAAGAAATAGAACATGGAGATATTTTGAAAACAGAGTTAATACAAATCCTGATTTTAATTTTGGAAAACGTCAAGGAATGGATGGTGTAGGGTATAGAGATGAAAATATTAACAAGCTAAGCGTAATTGATCCAGAAAAGGGAACATTGAGTAAGACATTTTTACCAACTTTAGTTGATGATAGACCTGTATCTATTATGATAGGAGATAGACTTAAAGATAAGGACATAATTAATAAAGTTAATAGAAATTTATTACCAGTTAATACTAAGTTATCATTAGTCTATAAAGACGAATTGACATCTTTGGGTATGAAGCGTGCTACAGTAAGAATTGAGTATTTAGACGATAATAGTAGTAATGATATTAATGTTCCTATATCAGTAAACGAGGCGGATAAGAAAGAATTGATATCTGTAGTTAATGCTGCTCAAAAATTAGTTGAAACAGTTGTAGATTTATCTGATAAGACGAAAAAATCAGCTGATAACTATAATTTAGCTAAATCAACATTAACAGAAAAATTGAAAGAAGCAGAAGCTACAATTTCAAATACACTTTCCCCACAACTTGCTGTAAATACGATAAGTAGAGAACT